GCGCCATCATCCCTTGCAGACGGTGAACTCGCCTATACTCATGGCAACGAGAAATTCTATATCGGTGATGGTTCTACAGTAAAACTAATAGGTGGTAAGGCGTATAACGACCTTATTGACCATACCGCTGGAACTCTGACTGCAAGTTCTGCTATCCTTGTTGATAGTAACAAAGCAGTAGATGATTTCATTGTTGGTAACAACTCAACAACTGGTGGTTCGATGAAGTTCAAAGAAGGAACTTCAAACGGAACAGACCATGTTGCACTGAAGGCTCCAAACTCACTAGGTGCAAGTGTAACCTTTACACTACCAAGTGCAGATGGTTCTGCAAGTCAGTTCCTACAGACAAATGGTTCTGGTGAACTCTCTTTTGCAGATGCAGTAACAGCAGAAGCAGTTGAAGATATTACTGCTGCACAGTTGGTAACAAATGGTTCGCACACTCTTATCTCTGCTGCATACGATGATGCTGGAGATGGTGCAATCGACTTGACTGTTGACGATGACTTGTCAAACTATGATAACTCTACTTCTGGATTTATCACTGCAAGTTCAACTGATACACTAACTAACAAGTCTGGTAATATCTCTCAGTGGACTAACGATAGCGGTTATTTGACATCTGAAACAAACGACTTGACTGCTGCAGTGACTTGGGCAAATGTTCCAGATGCAAATATTACAGAAAGTTCTGTTACACAACACGAAGCAGCATTGTCTATCACTGAATCGCAGATTAGTGATTTACAATCATACTTGACTGCTGAAACAAATGACTTGTCTAGTGTTGTTACTTGGGCAAATGTGCCAGACGCAAATATTACACAAAGTTCTGTAACACAACATCAGGCTGCACTTTCAATTGCAACCACACAGTTGACAGGAACAATCACTAACGCACAACTTGCTGGTTCAATCACAAATGCGAAACTCGTAAACAGTTCTGTAACAATCGGTTCTGACACAGTTGCATTGGGTGGAACTCAGACAGACTTGAATGGTATCACTTCGCTTGATGTTGATAATATTACAGTCGATGCAAATACAATTTCAACCACAGACACAAACGGTGACTTGACACTTGCTCCAAACGGAACAGGAACAGTCACAGTTCCTTCTGGTTATGAAGGCCGTGCTGGATTTGGTTCAGACTCACTCGTAAACAAGTCTTATGTTGACAGTGTTGCAAACGGACTAGATGTTAAAGAATCAGTTCGTGTTGCTACAACTGGTGACTTATCTGCAACTTACAATAACGGTGCAGGCACATTGACTGCTGGTTCTAACGGTGCAATCTCTGTTGATGGCGTTTCACTTTCATTGAATGACAGAGTTCTTGTTAAAGACCAAACCACACAGACTGAAAACGGTATCTATAAGGTAACAACAGTTGGTTCTGGTTCTGCTGCATTTGTTCTTACAAGAACACCAGATGCAAACGATGCCGCTGAACTTACTGGTGGTGTGTTCACATTCGTTGAAGAGGGAACTGCAAACGCTGATAATGGTTATGTTGCAACTCACAACGGAACACCAACATTTGGAACAACGAATATCACATTCGATCAGTTCTCTGGTGCTGGACAGATTTCTGCTGGTAACGGTTTAACTAAGACAGGTAACACTATTGATGCAGTAGGAACTTCAAATAGAATTTCTGTAACTGCAAACGCAATTGATATTGCTTCAACATATGTTGGACAATCATCTATTACTACTTTGGGAACAATCGCAACTGGAACATGGAACGCTGATACAATCGGTGTTGCATACGGTGGAACAGGATTGACTTCTGTTGCAAAGGGTTCTGTCCTTGTTGCGAACTCTGCCAATACTCTGTCTGCACTTGACGGTGGTGGCGTTGATGATGGTATTCTTTTCTATACTGCAAACACTGACACACTATCTTTTGCTACAAGTATTGACGGTGGAACATTCTAATAAGTAGTCATAGGAGATAACACATTATGGCTATTGCGATTAAACCAAAACGCTCGGAGACGGCAACAAGTGCGCCAACTTCGGGTGATTTGGAAGTCGGCGAGATTGCAATCAACTCTGCTGACCAAAAGATTTATACAAAGAAATCTGATGGGACAATTGTAGAGGTTGCAAATGCTGGTGGTGGCGGAGCCTCTGAAGGATTCGCAATCGCAGTAGCGGTAGCATTAGGATAAGGATATGGCAACACCAACAACAAGAACAGAATTTAAGGAATGGTGCTTAAGAAGTTTAGGTAAACCTGTCATCGAAATCAATGTTGATCCAGATCAAGTTGAAGATAGAATTGACGAGGCCCTACAATACTTTGCACAGTATCATTATGATGGTATCGAAAGGGTTTATCTGAAATATCAGATTACTGCTTCGGACATTACTCGTGCAAGAGCAAATGATGCTGGAACATCTGCAACAGATGTAGACGGTTCAACAACTGCAACATGGTATGAACAGAAGAACTATATTCCTGTTCCAAGTTCTATTATGTCTATCGTAAAAGTATTCCCTCTGACTGATAAACAGGCATTGAATATGTTTGACATTCGTTATCAGTTAAGATTGAATGACTTGTATGACTTCAGTTCTACCTCAGTCATTCATTACGAAATGACAATGCAACACTTGGACTTCTTGGATCATATTCTGATTGGTGAAACTGCAATTCGTCACAATCAACACCAAAACAGATTGTATTTGGATGCAGACTTCCAGACAGACTATGTAGAGAATGATTGGTTGATTATTGAATGTTATAGAAAACTTGATCCTGCTACATATTCTGATGTATGGGATGACATCTTCTTGAAGAAGTATGCAACTCAGTTGATTAAGAAACAATGGGGTGCAAACCTTTCTAAGTTTCAAGGTGTTCAGATGTTGGGTGGAGTTGCACTAAACGGTGAACAACTATATACACAGGCTCAAGAAGAGATTGACAAACTAGAAGAACAAATTCAACTTGCATATGAGTTGCCTCCTATGCATATGATAGGGTAAGATATGCCAACTAATGTTTACTTTGATACAGGGACAAAACCAGAGCAGAGTCTTTATGAAGATTTAATCATAGAGCAGTTGCGTATCTATGGGCAAGATGTCTACTATATTCCTCGTAAACTTGCAGGCACAGATGCGATATTTCAAGAAGATATTAGTTCATCCTTTGAGGATGCATATCTCGTGGAAATGTATATGGACACCATTGATGGGTATGAGGGTGAAAAAGAACTCATGTCTAAATTTGGTTTGGACATTATGAACGACACAACCTTTACGGTTGCAAGAAGAAGATGGGAACAATTTGTCTCAGTAGATAATAATATTATTGAGTCATCACGACCAAATGAAGGTGACTTAATTTTCTGGCCTAAAGGTAATCGTCTATTTGAAATTACTTTTGTAGACCATGATGATCCTTTCTTCCAAGTTCATAATCTCCCTACATATAAGTTGAAGTGTAAAACTTTTGAATATAGTTCAGAAGTTATCGACACTGGTATTACTGAAATTGACAAGGTTGAGGATGACTTCTCTCTCGATCAATATCAGTATCAATTCTCTTTAGAAGATGGAACTGGTTCTATTCTAATGGAGAATACAGTAGAGGGTGCAGACGCAACCTATATAATACAAGAAAGTTATGATGTGGCAACGATTGATAAGAATTCGCAAAACGATGACTTTGAACTTGCTGATGATAATATATTAGACTTCACTGAATCTAATCCATTCGGTGATGCTGGGATGAGATAATTATGATTGGACAATATTTTTATAACGAATCGACAAGAAATGTCGTTGTGGCATTCGGAACTTTATTCAACAAAATTCAGTTGAGTAAGAAAGATGGAAGTGGAAATGTCATTCAGACAATGAAAGTTCCTCTTGCATACGGGCCCAAACAAAAATGGTTGGCGAGACTTACAGAAGACCCCAACCTTAATAAACCAACAGCGGTAACATTGCCTCGTATTGGTTTTGAGATTTCTGGTTTGACATATGATTCAACCAGAAAACAGAACAAGGTGATGAAAGTCAAGAAAGTTCTTGATGGTGCAGATAGTTCACAGTTGAAGTCTGGTTATATGCCAGTTCCTTATAATGTGAACTTTGAACTCTATGTTCTTTCAAAGAACTCTGATGATGCACTACAGATTGTAGAACAGATTCTTCCATACTTTCAACCAGAGTATACGGTAACTCTTAGAGAGATTCCAGAGTTGGAAATTAT